CCTGTAACGACACTCGATCAAACCAACCCAGACGTTGCGATTGCATACGATACGCTTTTACAGGTGTCAAGGGAAGTCCAATCAGAAGGCTGGACATTTAATAAAGAATTTAATTATCCATTTACACCAGACAGTAATAAAGAAATACTAATACCATCTAATATTTTACAGATAGATCTTGCTAGAGATGAGTCAAGTAGTAAGAACTACGATGTAGTAAGAAGAAGTGGAAAATTATATGACAGACGCAAGCATTCCTCACAATGGGATACTGTTATGAAATGCGATGTTGTCTGGTTATTTGACTGGGTAGATTTACCACGTCCTATTCAAGATTACATAACTGCTAGGGCAGCATGTTTTACAGTAAGCAGAATTGTTGGAGACGCAAATTTATACAAAATGTGTCAAGAAAAAGAGCAATATATGAGAGCGCAAGCTTTGGAATATGAATGTAATCAAGGTGAGTTTACTTTCTTTGGTCATCCAAAAGATGGAAACTTTTACACCAGCTACGAACCTTATCATGCTTTATCCAGATAATGCCTAATGTCACACAAACAATTACGAACTATTTAGGTGGAGTATCTCGCCAACCTGATACAAAAAAATTACCGGGACAGGTTACTGAAGCAGTTAACGCTTATCCAGATCCAACTTTTGGTTTAACAAAGAGACCCGGTTTTAAATTTTTAACAAATTTGGGAAACGCGAATATTTATGACAACGCTAAATGGTTTTATATACACAGAGATGGAGACGAAAAATATATAGGTTGCATTAAAGGTACAGCTATCTATATATGGAATGCTACATCAGGTGTACAAGCAACAGTTAGTTATACAAATAATGCTAATACTACTTATTTAACAGGTACTAATGCTAATGATTATGACGTATTGACTGTTCAAGATACTACTTTAATTACTAATAAAACAAAGACGATTACTACTCAAGCTGCGCCATCATTTACAGCTAATGCTGTAGGTACAGTTAGACTTCGTGCTGTTACTGTAAGTACACAGTATGATGTCACGATCAATGGAACAACAGTTGGTTATGCAACTGGAGGTACTCAAGCTACAGCTGATACGATCTTACTTAATTTAAAAAATAATATTGATGCGTTAAATATAGCTGGTTTGACTGTAACTAGATTAGATAATTCATTAGAGTTATCTGGTACTTCTACATTTACTTTGTCCGGTAAAGGTGGAACAGATAATGAAAGACTTGATACTTTTCAGGATCAGGTAGCTAACGTAGGTACTCTTCCAGATAAAGCTTTACATGACAGAGTAGTAAAAGTTTTAAATACTGAAAGTAATGATGATACATATTACGCCAGATTTAGAGCTGATAATGGAGTTTCTGGTAATGGATACTGGGAAGAATATATTGCTCCTAACGTATCACCGGGTTTAGATGACACTTCTATGCCACATGAATTAGTTAATACAGGTCTTAATACTTTTACATTTAGATCAGTTTCATACACTGATAGATTAGTTGGTGATGATACTACTAATTCACATCCAAGTTTTGTAGGAAAAAAGATACAACAAGCTTTCTTCCATAGCAGTCGATTAGGTTTTCTAGTTGATGATAATGTTTCATTAAGTCAGGCTAATGAGTTCTTTAACTTTTACCACGTATCAGCTAGAACACAGATAGCTTCTGACCCAGTTGATTTAAGTACTTCAAGTATTAGACCAACACTTTTAACAGGTGTCCTACCTACTGCGCAGGGTTTGATCTTATTTAGTAAAAACCAGCAGTTTCTAATGTTTGCACCTAACGGTATATTCACACCAACTACAACTATTATTCGTGGTATCTCAAACTATGAGATGGACATCAATATAGATCCTGTAGATAACGGAAACACTATGAATTTCGTTAGTAAAACTCCGGGCTACACTCGTATTTATCAAATGCGTACATCTGGTCAAGAGATGAACCCAGTGGTATTAGATATAGGACGAGTAGTTTCAGAATATATACCGAGTAACATAACTGATTTAATTGCTAGTCCACAGAACAGCTTCATTGCTATGTGGGGTACGTCTGCACCTAATGTTTATTTTTATAGAACATATAGTAATGGTCAAGAAGAAGTTATGCAGGCATGGTTTAAATGGCAATTACCGGGAAATGTTCAAACACTTGCTGTAGATTCGGATGTTATGTATGCCGTTACAATGCAGGGTGGTAAATATACTTTATGTAGTGCAAGTCTTAACCAGACTCCTGAAGAATCAATACTTGTAAACTCTAATGGGGATAAGATGAACCCCTGTGTAGATTTATATGCTACTGCTTCATCAGTTGTATATGACGAAACAGATCCAATAAATCCTTTTAGTAAGTGTTACATACCATTTGAAAATGTAAGTACATTAACTCCAGTTCTTGTGATTGGTAGTGATCTAAGTGCTTTACAAAATCAAACTTATGTTGAATCGGGTTTTACTATTACACCTACAGTAGCTACTGACGGAACAGGAACCTACTACAAAGTACCTTTTAAAAATTTAACAAGTGTAGCTAACAAAGTTATTGTTGGTTTTAAATATACATTTGACGTTGAGTTACCAACTACATATTACAGATTAGATCCTAATGGTTTTCAAACTGATTTCACCGCTAACTTAACTGTGGCAAGAATGAAGTTTTCTACAGGGTTGTCTGGAGTATTAGCATTTAAATTAAAACGTAATGGTGCTAATGAATATAACGATGTACAGCCTATTGCACTAGCTAATTTTTATTTAGCTAATGATGTACCTTTAGCTGATCAAACAGTTGTAACAGTACCTATACACCAACGTAATACAAACTTTGAATTAAAGGTTTCAAGCGATTCACCTTTTCCTGTTTCATTGGCTTCAATGATGTGGGAAGGATTTTACACACCACGTTTTTACAGGAGGGCATAAATGTCATCAGGTCGAAGTCAGCAGAATGCAATTATTGATATGCAAAATAAGCAGACCGCTGCACAATATGAATTGGATCTTAAGAACTATCTATATCAATATGGACAACAAGCTCGAAGAGATGAGGAAGGAAATTTAGTCAAAGATGAAAATGATGAAGTCATCTTTGATCAGACGTATGATGCTGATGGTTCCAAAGCTGGAGCTATTCAAGATCAATACGAATACGCACAAGAAGGTTTAGAGTTAAGAAAACAAGCTGACAAAGAAACACACGAATATCAAACTGAAACTGCTAGACAAAACTGGGAACAGGGAAAGTCAATGCAGCAATTCCAGTGGGATCAGGAAGATAGGGTATATAGAAAAAACATTGATCAATATAATAAACAGCTTGATTTTAATGAACTTGAATTTGCTGATGCAATAGCAAGAGAAGGTGCAGTTTTAGATGAACAGTTTATTGGAGCTGCTTTTGAGAATCAAAGTTTAATACAAGATTTATATGAAGCAACTGGAACAGCTGGTTTTTCTAAAGCACAAGCAACATTAGGTTTACAATCAAAAAAAACTGCGGCTGAGTATCAAAAACAAAAACAATTAGTTAATTTAAAACAAAATACTAAAGCTGCTGATTTCAGAACAGGAGGCGAACAGTTAAATATTTTAGATCGTCGAGGTCAGGCTGAATTTCAAAAAGGAAATATTAGACAAGGTGTAGCTGAACGAGAAGCTAATCGTAGATTTCAGTTAGCTGGGGTTTTATTAGATACTAAAACTAGAACACAGATGACTGATTATCAAAACGAGATAATTAGACGTGAGCAGAGAAAACAAAGTATGGATGCTGCTCATCAAAATCAAGAGGCAACTATAAGAGCATTACAAGCATCTGGACAAGCTCAACTTTCACAAGCTGGTAGATCTCAAGGTAAGGCTGTGCAAATGGTTATGGCTGAACTTGGTAGAAATAATGCTTATCTTGCTGATACTTTAGTTCGTGGTCAAGAAACAGCTGAAGCTAGAATGAAGCAAAACAAGATTAATAATCTTAATGCTATACAAAAAGCTGCTTTAGCTGAACAGCAAATTAATTTTAGTACTGTTCAAGATATCAATAGATCTTTGATGAGTATTAATGAAGTTGAACGTGGTTTAAAAATTGGAGATGCAAAGAGCCAATTAAACTTGGATGAAATTAAGCAAGCTGTAATGAACAATGTTGAAAATACAACTTTAGATGTAGAAAATATTTATAAGAATTTTCAACAAGCACAAAATGAAACAGGTCTAACTTATAAAAAGATAGATTTTGATTTGGCTAATGTCGGTACAAGATTTCAAAATAACCAAGATATTTTACGTGCAAACTTACAAAGTGCAGTAAGAGCAAGTGAAATGAATATGAAAGATATCTATAGAAGTAAAAAAAGTGCTGATTTAGCTGCTGAAGCTAGAAAAATGTTAGACCCTTCAGTCGGTAGAGAAGATATAGATTTAGATAAATTCCAACCATTAGATATACCGCTTCCTATATATCAAGACCCAATGGAACCAAAAATACCACCAGCTCCAATATCAGGTGCTATGCAATCACAAATGGGTATGGGTGCAGCTCTTCCCGGTGCAGCTTTAACTGGACTTACTATGGGATTAGGTACTGCCGCTTTTGCAGGCTCCGCAGCTGGAAGTGCAATGCTAGGTAAGATGGGTATAACAATGGGAGCTGGACCTTTAGGTCTTCTAGTAGGACTTGGATCATTCGGATTATCACTATTTTAATAATTAACAATGAGGAACTTATCTTTTAGAGGGTACGCCCAAAGAAAAGGTTTTGCTCCACAACAAGTTCCTGATGAGACGTGGAAACTTGAACAAGAAACTAACCGCTCTCTACGGGGAATGCGTGAAGTACGTGATCAAAACCGAGCTAATAGGAGTGACATGTTACAGGCACTCCAAGCTAACAATGTCAAAGAAGAACGTCAAAGAGATTCAAATTTTAATCTTTTAAACGATTTTAAAAAGGCATATCACAATGCTGAAATGCAGCATTATGAAGTGGCAATACAAGATGCCAGAACTGGAGAGATAGAAGCAAGAAGAAATTATAATGAATTTGAAAAATTAAAAAGTCTTATACCAAAAGCATGGAGTGCGTACGTAGGGTTTGAAGCAGGCAGACTAGATAAAGCTTTGGGTAAAAGCCAAGAAACACTTACTAATTTCTACGGAATAGTTGGAAACCTTGGTCTTGATGTAACTGAAGTTAGAAGTCACGTAAATGACGCATTAAAAAAAGGTGTAGCTGTTGGTGAATATTTAAAAGATATTTATACAAATCCAGTTATTCAAAACCAAATTAACGAGACATTTAAAGGTTATAGAGGTTTAGCTTTACAAAAAGGTATGATTGATCGTGCCTATGCACCGGGAGGTGTTTTAGCTAATCAGTTTAATGAACGTGCAGCTATGCCCATGCCGGGTAGAAAAGAATCTTTTAATCAACAATTAGCTGATCCAAATGATATAGATGGAAAAATTGCTCATGGTTATTTAGATGTAGATAGAGCAAATGTTACACAAAGATTTCTTGAAGGTGGATATTCTTCTGGATTTGTAGCTGATTATATTTCAAAAAAACAAGATGAGTTTTATGGTTTAAAACGTAAACTTGTTAATGATCAAGTATCTACTAATCTACAGGCTGCAAACACTAAAGCTAATAAAGAAAACTTACAAGGATTTATAAACGAGTATAAAGACGATCCTATGAGAGGAGTTCTTGAGTGGATTGAAATGGGAGAAAATAAATCTGCTAGATGGGGATTTGCTGGTAACGTTATAGATCAGATGTTTGAGTCCGGTGAGTTGGATAGAACTGATTACAATAAAATGTTTAGTTCACCAACTAAGTACAATGGCAAGGAAGAACAAGCTGGGATACAACGTAAAAATGAATTTTCTCGTTGGGATAAAACACTGCATGATAGAGAAACTCTTAATAGAAAAACAGAAACAGATCGTAAAAAGAATGTAGGTAGTCAAGCACAGCAGATGTATATACAGACAGCAATGTCTACTGGTAATAGATTAAACGCTGCAACTATGGAAAAGATTCATGGATTTATGGTTAGCAGTGGATTGACTAAATCAGATATTGATACATATGCACCATGGTACAAAGATGAAATGAATCGTGAAGCTATGCCTATTGAAAATGCAAAACGATATGCAAAGCTTTTACAAAGAGATGGACAGTTTACTGTCTCAGCAATGATTAGTACGATGCCACCATCTTTATGGAAAGAATATTTACCTAAAACAAACGAAGGTATGAACATTGACGAAGATGCGTTAGATGAGGCATATGGAGTATTAGAATCTGAGATTGCTGCGGTTACAGGGCAATTAAATTTAGATACTAAAAGTCGGAAGGCAAATACAAGGCATATGTTTAAAGTAGCTAAACGTAAATTCTTTCCTAAAATATTATCTGCGATAGCAGCCGGTGAAAATGTTGATGCAAATGATGCGATAGATAGAATCTTAACAAAAGAACTTGAGTTAGTAAAAAACGGAGAAGGTATATATCAAATTAAAAAAGATGCTAATGGAAAACCTTTACTACAAAAACAAGCTGGTTTTGCATACTTTGATGGATTACAAATTGATCAACGTCTTAACGATATTGAAGATCAAATCCTTGAAGATACCAGTGTTATAGAAGAACCTGATTTTTTTGGATCAGATGTAGGTCAGATTATTAAATATAGTGAAGGTAAAGGTATGATGCCTATTTCTTTACAGGTAGCTCATGATGCCGCACCTAACCTTAGCTATAAAGATATAACTAATGCAGTACGTGTTGCTAATGGACTAGATCCTATAGAATATTATGGTATTGAAAAAGTAGAGAATATTGTTTCTCCAGAGTTTAAAAAAGATATAACTCACAAACCATCTTTACATAAAACAATTAATGCAATTAGAAATACAGCTGAAAATGCTGGAACTATAGACGTAGCTGATCAATTAATAACTGAAGCTTTAATACCTAAAGATATTTACAACTACAACGAAAATGATCCTTACGATGTTGTTCGTAATTCTGAAGGATTAAATACATCTACTGACTTATTTAAGAAACCAGCAACAGAACTTTCTTTTGCTGAGGTTAAGAATGCACTAGGTTCAAATATGCTAAACAGTTTTGGTGCGTTTGATTTAACATCTGAAGATTTGTTTAGAGCTGAATTTAAAGGTGAAATTGGTGATGGTTCTATTTTGACACCTGAATTACAGCGACGAATTTATAGATCTAAATTAGAAGATGATACTTCCAAAATATTTGTAAATGGAATGTATCAAGCTATCCCGGGAATTGGTCATGAAAACTATGAGTCTTTAAAAGCTACTAAACCAATAGAAGCAAACCCGGAAGCCATGACATCTATATTATTAAATTTTGCTGATACGATTGGAATCAATGCTTTCCAATTAACAGATCATGCCTTAGACACATTAAATGAAAAAGTAAAACAAAATGAATAGTTTTGAAGAATATCGTAAGAATGCTTACGAGCGTGCCTTACAAGATTCTGAGGAACGCAAGCGTGTAGAACAACAACAATCTGAAGCTTTAAAAGAAGAGGCGGTAAAAGACCAAACACAGCAAGTTGATACTCCTGTAGAAAAACCTAAAGAAACTAATAACATTTTTAGTAAAGACTTTAAGCATAAGAAACCAGAAGAGATATTTAGTCCGGCTGCTATTGAAGGTAGAAACGCAGTAGTTGGTGGTCTAACTGATTTTTATAACAGTGTTGCTTCTGTACCTAAATTCTTAGATAAAGACTTTTATAAACCTACTGACCCAGCTAATCCTTATAAATATGATGCACCATGGTTAATTAAAAATAAACCTGTCACTGAAACTGTGTGGGGAAATTTTATTAGAAGTGGTGTAGAGATGGTAGCTGGATTTAGGTTTATGGGTAAAATGTGGGGTCGTCCCGGATTAAAAGGATTGGCAACTAAAGCTAAGGCTTCTGCTGTTGGTCGTATTGGTATGGGTGCGGCACAAGGTGCGGCTTATGACTTAGTTAGTAATCAATCACAAGAATCTAATTTAGCCAAAGTATTAGTAGATACGTTTCCTGATAAAGCTGGCTTTTTAGAACCATTAGCTACTAAAGATACTATGTCTCCAGCTATGAAATCCATGTACAACATTATGGATGGATTAGGTATTGGTTCATTTCTTGATATGGTTGCTGAAGGAGTTGGTTGGGGATTAAGAGCTAAATCTAAAGTTGCTAAAACAGCCCAGAAAAAGATTACTGGTAATACTGATGATCTACAAAAAGCTGTCGATAATAGTATTGACGTAGATTACGCTGCAAGAGAAGCAACAGTTTTAAAAGGAGCTAGACAGCTATATGAAAAAGCTGAGTATCGCAAATACACTAATAAGACTAAGAAAGCTGGTGTTGAACCTTTAACAAAAGCACAGTTTCTTAAGCGTAATAAGACTTGGGACAGATTAAAGTCTGAAGAGCAACTTGCTAAGATGAATGACTTTGCTAGTAAAAATGATATTGATTGGGGTGATTACAGAGATAGCACAATACATAGCAGACAGAAAGGTAAGGCTAATAAAGACTTACAAATTGAACAGCTAGAAAAAGATATATCTACTGGAAAGCCTAGACAGAACCCAGCTTATTACAAAGGTGGAGATATTACTGATAACCAAGCATTAGTCAGTGGAAATAATCCTACTGAAGGTGTAAGAGACATGATTGAAATTAGGAATAATCCTAATCAAAAATATGGATCTCCTAGAGGAACCATGCCTGAAGCACACATCCGTAGAGTTGAATATACAGCTCCCGGAATGATGCTTGATGAAATTAATGCTGTTAGTAAAAACCTAAAAGCTAGTCCTAGTTATCAGAGAATGTTTGAAAAGGTAACTAATAAAGCTGTTACCGCAGATATGGCAAAAGCCTATAGAGATATCATATTATTTCTTGATCAGTCAGGTCATAGTAGATTAATAGATGTGCCAGAACAAGATTTAATAGATTTTCTAGGACCTAGAGGAGACCGCATAAAGTTAGAAGGTAAAAAAATACCCTTTTTAGATATAGAGCAAGTTAGTGCTGTCGATGTCATAACTGGTCAAATGTTATTTGAAGCAAGAGACCTAGCTAAGGCTAGTTTAAGTGTTGCAGATAAAATTGATGTTTCTGCATCTGGTTCTTTATTAGATGGAATATTTGCTAGATATACAGCATTAGCACGATTAAGAAAAGAAGCTAGTGGTGCAGCGGCTGCTCGATTAAGAGGTTTTGGTTCTGGTCCTTTAACTAAAAAAGAATTAATTGCTAGAGCATCTGATGAAGCAGCTCAAGAAGTACAACAGCTTAAAGAAGTTATTAAGACTGACCCTTCAAATTCTTTACTAGAAGGTTTTTTACATTTCACAGCAGAATCTAATGGAAACAAACAGACCTTTAAAGACTTTAATGAGTTTTATCGTAATAAGCTTAGAGGTTACAAGATGGGCGATAAGTACGAAAGAAACGCAATCTTAAACGAAATGATGTCTATGGGGATGAACTCCATGTTATCTGGTCCTAAAACTCAAGCACGAGCTTTAGTAGGTACTGGTTTAGGAACTGTTATGCGTCCAGTAGCTACAATACTTGGTGCATTTGGACAAGCAGATGATTCAGTTTTAAGAGGTGCTTATGCAACTCTTGGTGGAATGATTGAAGCCAGAAATGAAGCTTTTAGAAAAGCAGTTGCTGACTTTAATTCTTATGCTATGAAAGAAGACGGATGGAGAGGTTATATAAAAAATAAAAAAGATGAAGAATGGGAAGGCATGGTGGAATGGGCAGCAACTAGAGGAACATTAGGTGATAAAGCTCAAGCTAAATTTGCTAACTCTTTACGTGAAATAAATAAACTGCCTGTCTTTAATTATGGTCCTAGAGTAATGAGATCTATGGATACTTTCTTTTCCCAAATAATTGGTAGAGGAAGACAAAGACAATTAGCATTTAATGAAGTTTATGATAAATACAAAGCACAAGGTATAACTGTTTCAGATGCTGATCTTGATAAATTAGTCAGAGAAGCTGAAATCAATTTTGAAAATAAAGTATTTTCTGGTGATGGTCGCATTACTGATGAGATGGCAAAGTTTGCAGCTGATGAAGCTAAACTTACACAAGAATTAACAGGTGTAGCTAAAGACCTTGATAAAGTTTTTGAACGTACTCCATATTTAAGACCTTTCTTATTATTTGCTCGTACTGGTGTAAACGCATTAACCATGATGTCTAAGTACACACCGGGTCTAAATATGTTTATTGGTGAACATGTAGACATAATGACTAAGGCATGGGACCACCCTGACATGGTTAAGTATGGAATAAAAAGTGCTGGTGATTTAGAAATAGCTAAAGCTACAATGCGTGGACGTATGGCTATGGGTTACTCAGTTACTGGTTTAGCGTCATGGGCAGCATTAAATGGAATTATTACAGGTAATGGTCCTCCAGATCGAGGTTATAGAAACACTTGGATTCAAAGTGGATGGCAACCAAGATCTATTAGGTTAGGTAATACTTATGTTAGTTATGAATCTTTAGAACCTTTTAACGGAATACTTAGTTTAGTTGCTGATATTGTTGATTCACAACAAGTTATGGGTGACGAATGGGTTGGTAATTGGGTTGGTAAAGTTTCGTATTTAATAAGTGCAAACGTAACTAATAAATCATTCTTAGCTGGTCTTTTACAATTATCTGATTTATTAACCAGTCAAGGTGGTGATGCTCCAAGAGTTGCAGCTAACTTTGTTAACTCACAGATACCACTAGCTGGATTAAGAAATGAGATTGGTAAAATTTTATCGCCCGGTATGAGGGAATTAGAATCTGGATTTATGCAAAGTATTCAGAACAGAAACTTATGGGCTGATGTTGTAAATAAAGATGGAAAACTTCCATATAGATATGACGTATTGAATGGTACACCTTTAAGAGATTGGGTTCCATTAACACGTTTAGTAAATGCAATGCTTCCAATAAATTTAAATGTTGGAGTAATGAATGAAACAAGAGATCTTCTTTTAAGAAGTGGTCTTAATTTAAAACAAACATTTAATACTGGTCCTAATGGAGAGGAATTAGAAGGTCATCCAGATCTTAAATCTAAATTTCAATTTTATATGGGTCAACAAAATATAGAAGCTCAGTTGTCAGAAGTATTTACTGATCAAGTTAAAGACTCTATTCGTCAAATGGATATTGATCGAAATAGCAGAAGATCATATGAACCTAGACATACATTACATGGTGCTGTAATTCATAATGTGTTTAATAATGCAAAAAAAGTTGCATGGGACATGTTGCTCGATGACCCTGAAATAGGTGGCAGAGCACAAGCACTACAGGAATTACATGATCTACAAAAATTACAAGATAACTATCGAATAAGTGGAGATAATGCATCTGATAGGTCGATAGATATCGAAATAGAAAAAATTAAAAATATAAATAATTTACCAAAATAAATAATCTGCCCGGTTAAATTACTTTTTAGCGTAAATGGCTCTTACACAAACTCAATACACAGGGGACGGTTCTACCGTTCTATACAATTTTACATTTCCATATTTAGCTGAAACAGACGTTAAGGTAAAAATTAACGGTGTTACACAGCCTACAACTGAATATACTTTCGCCAACGCTACTACAGTCCAAATAAATACAGCTCCAGCTAATGGAGCTACTGTTTTAATTTTCCGAGATACAAACAACGATAATAAAAGAGCGACATTTTATCCCGGCTCTGCAATTAAAGCTGAAGATTTAAACGAAAATATAGACCAGATTTTATATGTAGCTCAAGAAGTTGATAACAATGCCATGAGCACGATTGGCGATGATGCTATGCAAGGTGACTTAGACCTTGGTAATAACAAAATCGTCAATCTTGCAAATCCAACAACTGGAACTGATGGTGTTAATAAAACAACTTTAGAATCTACTATATCTTCAAATGTCTTAGCTGGTACTGATTTAGCAAAAACTACAAGTAATAACCAAGTAACAATCAACCACGATGTTGCTGGGGCGAATACTACGATCAACAACAGTAATGGAAATGTACTTCAAGACATAACTGTTTCAGCTCAAGGTCATGTTACCTCAGCTGGTTCTGTTGATTTAGACACCAGATACTATACCGAGACCGAGCTAGATGCTGGTGCTCTTGACCCTTTATATTTTAGACAAGATAGTAGTGAAACTATAGCAAGTGGACAGACTTGGTCTGCAAGTGATACTTATGTAGCTACAACAGCTGCAATTGATGCACGTATTATTGACTTAGTTGATGAAGTTGGTGGTTTTGATATCGTTAACGATGAGCAAAGTTTTCCTGATACAAACCCCGGTGGAACTACAGGACAAGCAGCTGTTTTAAGTATAAAAGCAGCTACTACAGATTTAGTTCCAAGCGGTACGACAGTTACTATAACTAATGGAAACTTAGCTAATAATGCCAACATTACGATTACTGGTGTACCTAGTACAATCGCTCAAGGCTTTGGATTCTTAGTAGAATCTACCAGTACATTACATACATATACATTTCATAGATTAGTACCTAAAGCTACAGAGGTAACTACAGTTGCTAGTAACGCAACAGCTGTAGCAAATGTTGGAAACAATATCCCTGCAATAAATACTGCAAACTCTAATTCAACTAATATAAGTACAGTTGCTTCTAATATAGGCAACGTAAATAATGTTGGTACTAATATTGCTGACGTTAATACAGTTGCAACTAATATAGCTGATGTTAATAATTACGCTGACACATATCAGGTTGCTTCTAGTGATCCAACAACTAGAGCTGACAGTTCAAGTTTACAAGAAGGTGATTTATACTTTAATAGTACTTCTAATGAACTTAGAGTTTATAATGGCAGTGCTTGGCAAGGTGGTGTAACAGCTACAGGTAACTTAGCTGGTCTTGGAAGTAATACATTTACTGGTAATCAAACTATTAATGGAGGAGTAACCGCTACATCTTTTACGGGAGATGGAGCCAACTTAACTAACTTACCTGTAGACCTTACAAATTTAAGTGCAACAAACTTAACTTCTGGTACTATTCCAGATGCAAGATTTCCAGCAACTTTACCAGCAGTTAGTGGAGCTAACTTAACTAACTTACCTGTAGACCTTACAAATTTAAGTGCAACTAATTTAACATCAGGGACAATACCTGATGCTAGGTTCCCAGCTGTTTTACCAGCTATTAGTGCAGCTAATTTAACAAACATTCCATCAACAGGAGGTTTAACTGGTGCAGGCAATGATGAGTTATTCCTTGAGTCAGATAATGTAATGAGTAACAACTTTACAACAGGAACAAATAAGAATTATCTGAATCTTCTTCCGTTAACAATTAACGCAACATTAACTGTGACAGACGGAAGTTTTATACAGTTCGTATCCGCATAAACCTATGTTAAGTAAATTAATCTTTTTTAAAACTCTTTCTGGAGAGTTAGTAGGTTCTAGCGGTGAACAGTTATTTGTAGAAGCAGATAATCAAGTTAGTAATAGCTTCACTACGACACCCAACAATAACTATCTTGCAATTAGTCCAATCAGTATTTCACCCGGTTCTGTCCTAACTGTGACAGACGGGGCTGTTGTGGACTTTTATTAAACAATATTATTATGTCAAAATTAAACGTTAATGAAATCGAAGCTACTAGCACTAATACCAATGTAAAAGTTGTTCCTAAAGGTGCTGATGCTACGTGTGAAATTAAAGGAACTGATGATGCAACTTTACAATTAAATTGTTCAGCACAAAGTCACGGAGTCAAATTAAAAGCACCAAACTCAACAGCAAGTCAAAACTATACAATGATCTTGCCTGATAACCAGATAGCAGCAAATAAACTATTGAGAGTTAAAAGCATTACTGGTACTGGTGCGACTGCTGTTGGACAATTAGAGTTTGCAGATGAACCTCCACAAGATATAAGTTCTTTAAATGCTAGTAATTTAACATCTGGAACTATACCATCAGCTAGAATACCAAGTATCCCTTCATCCGCCGGAACTGCATTAGAACTTGTTAGTATATTCACTGTCGGTTCTACTGCTATTTCCAGCGCGATAATTACTATTAGTGATCAAGATTCAGTATATAAGTTAGTCGGAAGAAATATACAATTATCGTCAGCTTCTAATCTTGAAATGTTTTTTCAAAATTCCGCTGGTGGTCAATATAGTGGTATAATCTATACAAGATCATATCACAACAGTGCTGGCACGTCAGGTGCTGTTTATTTGAACAACAGCAGCAGCAGCGGCGTATCTACTATACCTTTAAGTGTTTATAGCGAATCATCATATCAATTTATAGCTGATTTTTGTCCTAAAGCAGGTCGAAATTTTATGATGATAGAAGGATTTAGTGGGGGAACCACAGGCACACAAAATACAAGGCATCAGCAACGGGCAACTATGTTTTACAGCTGGCAAGGAATAAATCGAATTAAAGTTGCACCTGCTACATCAAGCGTAACCATTCAACCAAACTCAGAGTTCGTACTTTACAAATATAGGGAAAGTTAATTATGTCAAAAATTAAAATTAATGAAATTGAATCAGTAAATACTAACGATGATTTAACAATAACACCGAATGGTACAGGTGTATTTGAAGTAGCTGGTGAGGATGAACAGTCATCTATACAATTTAATGATTCACTACAAGTAAATAAAGTAAAGGTAAAAGCACCACATTATAGTGCAAGCCAAGACTATACAATGGTTTTACCAGCAACTAATATAACTGATAATACTTATTTAAAAGTAGATTCTACAACAGGTAGTGGCTCTACAGCTACAGGACAATTAGGATTTCATACTATTACAGAAGCAGATACGACTAATTTAGATGGTGCCAGCTTTACAAGTGGTACAGTACCGGGAGCTAGATATAATCTTCTTGCGACACAAGGTGCGGGGTTACAACATGTTCAAACACAAACAGTTACACAGGCAAATACAGTTACTGCTATTGACTTTACTGGTTTAGAAAATGGTACGCTGTATAAATTTTTTATAAAAAACCTTACACAAGAGCCGAGTTCTCAGTACTCATTATTTAAAATATTAGATTCAAGTGGTAACCCCATAAATTCTAAGCTGAATTATGAAAGCATTTATTATGACGGTAACTATCTTCAAGAGAATACAAATGATAGTTCTATTATTTTTGACACCTATGACGATGGAGATCAATGTTTTGTAGGAGAAATTTATACAGCAAATCCTAATTCAGCTGGTCAAACTGCTAATTTTGGAATATTTAGAGGTGTAGACGCATCTCAAAGGTGGTCTAAAATGAGACTATATTTTTCTACCAGTTCAACTTATTATACCCAAATATATGGAGTTAGGTGGCAACCTTATAATAATTCAAGTAATACTTATAAAGTGGGTACAGAAATAGCAATGTATAAATATAACGAAACCTAATAACTTATAATATTATGTCAAAAATAAAAGTTAATGAAATTGAAAGCAGTAGTACAAATGTCAAACTAGCTGCTAAGGGATCAGGAGTTGTAAAAGTTAAAGGTGCGGGAGGAGCAGATGGTACATTACAACTTAATTCCGGTACACACAACGTAAAAATAAAATCCCCTGCTCATAGTGCTGGTCAATCTTACACTATGGTTTTACCTGATAATAATATTGAAACAGATAAATACTTAAGAGTTAAAAGTATTACTGGTAGTGGAGCTACTGCTACAGGTCAGTTAGAGTATGCCACTATTCCTCAACCTGATATTACAAATTTAAATGCTACTCATATAACGTCAGGAACCGTACCAGCTGCAAGATTTGGAACTACCATCGCAGCAAGTGTAGGTGCACTTCAATTAGTTTCAAAAACAACTGTTGGATCTACAGCTGTTAGCTCAATTGACATAACTGGTTTTGAATCAGGGTATCACTATTTATTAATTGCTAAATGCCTAAAACAGGATAATAACTCAGCAAACTATGTATGGCTTGACGAGTATCAGGCTGATGGATCTACTTTGTATAGACTTGGGCAGTCAGTACGAGGTGGCTCAGGTTATGCACCGGTAAACGATACTATAAATGGACAACAGATTTATATAACGCCGGGTAACACAAGTCAAAGTTCACAACAACAGATGGCGTTTGTTGCTGAAATTAATAATGCAGCAACACGTGGAAGCATTTTTATAGACGCTATGCATATGGGTGTTAACGCAGGTATAAACTATAACTTTTATCAAGGATTTATGGGAACATATGGTAGTAACAACTACTTGCATACTATGAAAATTATGCCCGTTTATTCATTTTGGAACTTTACACAAGGTTCCGAAGTACTACTTTACAGATACGGAAAAAATTAATGTACAAAATGGTAGATGGTGTAACCATCAAAATGACAGACGAAGAGATTGCAGCAGCTAGAGCTGCCGATCCAACAGATGCTGAAATTCTTGCTAGAAAATGGCAACAGATAAGAGCACAAAGAAATCAAAAACTTCTTGAAACAGACTGGAGAGCTGGTAGCGATCTTACATTATCTGATGAATGGAAGACATATCGTCAAGCACTAAGAGATGTACCTACTCAGTCAGACCCAGATAACATCACTTGGCCGACAGAACCTAGCTGATGCCAAATTGGAAACAAGAACTTAATCAAATTCCAGTTATAGAAATTCCACCAATTGAAACGATAGAGACAATATCTATACCGCTTCCAACAGCAGAAGTACCTTTCTATACTCCGTTGGTCATACCTCCAAGTGATTTACGATCAACAGAACAGATAGAAATACAAACAGATACATCTATAGATAATTATGAAATAGATGCTGAAGCAACAGAAGGTACTTCTTCTAAACCTAATAATCAACCAGGAATGAGAACAGTCAATTTGTTTTCCACAAATGTTGAAATACCTCTACCTGAGAATGAGATATTAATTACAGCAACTACTACAGCTGTAGTTTCAGTTGGAGCTGCGTTAACGGCTACGGCTGTATTCAATTGGGTTGTGAAAATTATGAAACCAGTAATTAAAACATTATGGAAGAAGATGACAAAAGGGAATGGCTCCACGACTCGATAAAAATATTTATTCTTTTATGGTCGATGGTGTTATTGTCTTGTAATTACATAAAAATACACGACAAAAAAATACTTGATTTTGATAGTACATTTATTGCTTCAATCTTTTCTACGTCCGCAGCTTCGCTAGGACTTAAAGGTATTGGTGGTGGAAGACTATCAGGTAACGGAAACGGAAACACAACAACTAAACCAAAAGCATGAAAAAACTAATCTTGCTTTTAGCGTTGTTATCACCCAGCATTGCTAAAGCCAACACAGTAACTCCTCAGTTTACAACTGGAAATATGACTTCAACTACAGTTACAACTCAAACTGTGAAAGAAGTAACCAAAAAAGAAATATACGGAGCTGCCGTAAAAACATGGTCAGGTACTAACGTAACTGCGTCCGCAGATATCGCTGGGGCTGCTACAAAATTTTCAATCAAAGATGACACAAAAGCATGGCAGTTGGAAACAACTACTAGAGCCGCTGGTCTTATAGAAAAATGGGACATAACCTCAGACTATACAATAAACTCCACTACAAATTCCTTCTCTGTCTTCTCACAATAGGCAATCCGGTTTTTGCTGAAGGAGATACAACAAATAATGCCACACCCGTTGCTGCCGCGACGGGAAATGTGACCAACAGTGCGGTGCAATTCCAGAACAACGGAGCACCCTCGAGACAGCAGTTCAGCACTGGGAACTCGTGCAATGGAAGTACTATGACACTTAGCCCATTTTATATGGGTAATGATGTTCAACCTGAGACTGAAGACGGATATGTCATAAACGAAAACTGGGGAGTTCAACTTGCATTTATGGTTCCCCTTAATCGTGATTTGACTAAGCAGTGCGAACGCATCGCTGCACTTCATGAACGGAATATGAAACTTTCACAAGAAATGACAAGAGCACTTAAATGTAGTGAGCTTCATCGCAAGGGCTTTACCTTCCGACCTGATTCTGACTCATACAAATTGTGCTCTGATGTCGTACCTATTCAATTAGTAAAAAACGAAAATGTTAACACTCCTTAAACCAATCATTTTAAGCTTTGTCAAAACTGACAAATTTAAAGTTTTTGTAATTCAATTATTAGAAAAATTAGTAGAACAAACAGATAACGATTTAGACGATAAAGCTGTAGCCATCGTTAAAAAAGGTTTAGGTCTTTAAATATGGCAAAACAAGGTTTGTACGCAAATATTAATAAGCGCAAAAGAGCTGGTACTAGCAGACCTAAGTCAAAAAGTACAATTACTGCCAAAGCATACGCAAATATGAAAGCTGGATTTCCTAAGAAAAAAGGCAAAAAGTAAAGGTACAAATATACCCAGACAAAATTACAAGCCCCTTACAGGCGATTCTGGAGGGGCAATTTTTATGAAAAATGACGAAAAAGGCAACTGAAGAGCAATTTAATGAACTCCACCAGTTAGTCACAGAAGAATTTCTAAAAAGAGTAAAGAGCGGTGAAGCTACTACTCAAGACTTAAAAGCAGCCTGTGATTGGCTGAAGACAAACGATATAAGTGGTGTTGCATATGATGGCAACCCATTACACAAGCTGGCAAATGTATTACCAGAAATAGATCCAGAACTAGTTAAGAGCAAACTCTATGGCAGGCAAAGGAGCTAAGTACGCAAACGGTAATTATAAAGCTCAACAAAAAGCGTACAACAAAACAAAAAAGGGATTGAAATTACGTGTCAATGCAAACAAGCTTAATCGAAAACTTGGTACTTACGGAAATGGTGATGGGCGAGACGCTGCTCACTATAAGGGGAGTACTACCAAGGGAAGACTCCAAAGTCCAAGTAAAAACAGAGCAAGCAGAACAAAACGTAAATGACCCCATTACTACCTAGTCCAAAACATTACTTACACAATTTAATAACCATGACAAGCCCCGAAGCAAAACGCCTTTGGAGGCGTGCGATCAAAGAGCATTTTAATTGTCAATGTGTTTATTGCGGAGAAACTTATGAACTTAATGAACTTACACTCGATCATGTCAAGCCTCGCAGCCGAGGTGGAGAAGATCTTACGACGAATGTTGTACCCGCCTGTCAGAAATGTAACCAAGGTAAAGGTAGCAGTCATTGGCTCGGATGGTGTCGAGAGACATTTGGATGCCGACCTATTAGAGAACAAATGATAAGCGATCACATCGCTGCATAACTTATCCACTCAAGTATATATACCGCCCCGTAAGGGGCTTTTTTAATGGAAAAATTTATACCTAAAGATGGTAGGTACGAAATTACAGCTGACCAACAACCAGCTTTACTTAAACAATTAAGAGAAACATTAGCTAATAATAATCAATCCAAGCAAGGCGTTATACATAAAACTAAAATTGGTGATCAACTTCATATTTTAAAAAATAGAGGAAATAAGGCTAATCCTATTTGGAACTTTAAGCCTATAAGTCAACTAGCAGCTGAAAAAACTAGAAGAGTTAACAGGAAAACTTATTTCAATGAAGATAGTAGACGCGCTGCAAAAAGTTTAAAGTTTAAAGATAAAGACTTGGCTAAAGAAGCTGATGCTTTAGGTATTCCTATTTATGAAGAACATCAACATAGTTTAGATGCTCCAGCTGAACATTTACCAGATGATGTAGGTACTGATGATCTTGGTAACCGTAAGACTAGATTAGCTACTGATAAAACTAAACAAGCTAAAGATCAATTTGATGGTATTGCAAAAAGAAATAAACATCCTTGGAAATCATTTTTTAACGAAACAACTGATGAGTTACAGGTTATAAATATTGAAGAATGGAAAGCTAAAGGTAATGGTAGATTTGTAGATATTTTTCGTGATGGTATAACTCTCACCCCTGCCGAAGTAAAACAATGGGATAAAGTTACTAAGACTGGTAAATTAGGTAACTTTCCAAAAGAAAAGGCTGCTTATTTACTTAAAGAAGTTGCAAGTAAAACACCTAGTAAATTAACTAAAGGATTGAAATTTGCAACAGCTGCAAGTCTTTTAGGCGTTGGAGCGTTAGGTACTGGTGCGGCTGTAGCAGATACAATACAAAGAACGAACAAAGCAAGAAAAACTGGCAACAGATTAGATAAACTACAAGCTGGTATAGCTGGTTTGTCAGCAGCTACAGGAGCAACAGGAATTGGAGAAATAGTTTCTACTCCAGCTGATTTAACAAACTTACTAATAGACGCAGCTAGATACAAGCGTAAAGGTCCCATGTTGGGGTCTAGAAGCCGTTTCAAGCTTAGAAAATAGAACTTATCCACAAACGTACATGACAGACGTTTTAGACGCCTTACAGGGCGATTTCAAGCTGTTTCTGCAAGCTTTATGGGAACAGCTAGATCTACCACAACCAACACGAGCACAATATGCAATCGCAGACTACTTACAACACGGACCAAAGAGATTACAGATACAAGCCTTTCGAGGTGTTGGTAAGTCTTGGATTACTGGTGCTTTCGTGTTATGGACTTTATTCAAAGACCCAGAAAAGAAAATAATGATTATTTCAGCTTCTAAGGAACGTGCAGACAACATGTCCATCTTCCTACAGAAGCTGATCATTGAAACACCTTGGTTAAGTCACTTACAACCTAAATCAGACGATGCTAGATGGTCTCGTATCTCTTTTGACGTACTATGTAGCCCTCACCAAGCACCATCGGTCAAATCCGTTGGTATAACTGGTCAGTTGACTGGTAGTAGAGCTGACTTAATGATTCTCGATGACGTAGAGGTTCCCGGGAACTCTATGACTGAATTAATGAGAGAAAAACTTATACAGCTTTGTACAGAAGCTGAATCTATTCTTACGCCGAAAGATGATAGTCGCATTATGTATTTGGGAACTCCCCAAACCACCTTCACTATATATAGGAAACTTGCTGAAAGAAGTTACCGTCCTTTCATCTGGCCGAGCCGATATCCCAGAGATATTACGCCTTACGAAGGTCTTATTGCTCCACAGCTACAGGAAGACATAGATAATGGCGCAGAACCATGGGAGACAACAGATCCAGACCGATTTGACAACGAAGATCTCCTTGAAAGGGAAGCATCTATGGGACGTAGTAACTTTATGCTCCAGTTTATGCTTGACACAAGCTTATCTGACGCTGAAAAGTTCCCTCTTAAATGTGCTGACCTTATTGTTACTAGCGTTAACGATACTACTGCACCCGACAACATCATATGGTGTTCTGACAGACAAAACGTCATCAAAGACTTACCAGCAGTCGGATTACCCGGAGACTATTTCTATTCACCTATGCAATTGCAGGGAGAATGGACTGAATACGATGAGACAATTTGCAGTGTCGACCCTAGCGGACGAGGAACAGACGAAACTGCGGCTGCGTATATATCCCAGAAGAACGGATTCCTCTATTTGCATGAGATGCGTGCATACAGAGACGGCTACTCGGATAATACCTTGCTTGACATCCTTAGAGGATGCAAGAAATATGGAGCTTCAAAACTGGTTGTCGAGACAAACTTTGGAGATGGAATCGTAAGTGAACTATTTAAAAAACATATACAACAAACTAAACAATTCATTGATATCGAAGAGGTCAGAGCAAATGTTCGGAAAGAAGACCGTATCATTGACGCGCTTGAACCTGTGCTTAACCAGCATCGTCTTGTTGTTGACCGTGGGGTTATTGAGTGGGATTACAGCTCGAACAAAGACAGTGCACCTGAAAGTCGGCTCCTCTATATGCTCTTTTACCAGATGAGTCGTATGTGTCGTATGAAAGGTGCTGTAAAGCATGACGACAGATTAGACTGCTTGGCTCAAGGCGTTAAATACTACACAGATGCTATGGGCATCTCAGCTCAAGAAGCTATTAATGCCAGAAAGAATAAAGAATGGGAAGACATACTAGAAGACTTCCTAGATAGTCCTCAAGCTTCCGCTAACCACCTAGTCTTTGGTATGTCCTTAGACCAACGGAAAAAGGCACGAGGAATAGAAGACAACAATGAAGTCCCTAACTGGATTTAGGACTGAACCGTTACCTATACAGGGGAAGGGTGGACCCCTGTGGGGACCTTCGGGTCCCTTTTAATAGACATCCGTGAATGATGTCACTTTAAAACACTTCTCCCACCTACCTATAACTTATATGCCTAGATTAAAACTAGAACGATTTAGAAAGATATACAAGAGTCTAAAGACTCCTTGGAAACCTATTAACTGGTTGATACTTGGATACTTAATAGGGATAGAAGATAGATATATAAATATTGTTTCAAAGCAAACAGTAGATAAAGCAATAAAAGATTACATGATAGACCATCCACCTGAAGTCTACAAAGCAGTAGTAAAAGAACATGAGGATGGCTCTATGAGCATTGGAGACATTGATTAATGAAATTATTTCTTGATACAGCTATTGTTAGTGATGTAGAAGAAAGGTTTCCTACTGGATTAATATCAGGGGTTACCACCAACCCTACTCTTATAAAGAAGAGTGGACGAGAACCAGAAGAAGTTTATATAGATCTTTTTAACTTAGGAGTTACAGATCTAAGCATAGAAGTTCCCGGTACAGATTGTACTGAATTTATAGCTAATGGCTTTCAGGCTGTTAGAGACTATGGGTCATATGCCACAGTAAAACTGCCTTGTACGGTAGAAGGGCTTAAGGCTTGTAAGTATTTAGAAGAACATAACGTCAGATGCAACATGACACTGGTGTTTAGTGTTAGTCAGGCGATACTTTGCGGTATAGCTAGGGCTACTTATGTATCTCCTTTTGTAGGTAGGTTAGATGACAACGGATTTGATGGGTTAAACCTGATAAAAGACATATGTGAGGTGTTCTGTAAGCAGGGAATAGCGACCAAAGTATTGGCAGCTTCTATTCGCGATGCTCAATCAGCTGCCAAAGCATTTGAATACGGAGCATACATATGTACACTGCCTCCAAAGGTGTTTGATAGTATGTCCACTAATGTATTAACAGATAAAGGGTTGGAGCAATTCAACCGTGATTTTTTGGCATAAATTTCTGAGGTCATATATAGACGTCCGGGCAGGGACGTTCCCCCCAAGGGGGTACACGCAGGCAGGCACGCGCTGGATATGTAATCCAGTGAGATCGCTGTTGTACACTGCGATGTGGGCGGACTGTACGCGCGTGTGATCAATTAACGCAGGCGTGCGCGATCAATTAACGCAGGCAGCCGCACCCGCGCGCGGATTAATTGCATGTTCTCTCTTTTGTGGTGATCTGTTGCCCTACATTGTCAGCAAATCAAGACAACCCAGTCATAGCAACAACTAAGTACATCTTAACAAAACTGTAACAATTCTCATATCGATTGGTATGACTGATGACTCAGCAAATGTCAGCAAACCA